CTTTTGGAAGGGGCAAAATCCCCTAAAGAATAGAACTACCTTACGGCAGATTCTATAACGGTATTCCACCGTTCCCAGTCAACATCATAGTCATTCGACCATGTATGCTGACAATGAAACGAGTCGTCCCAAGAGGACGTAACCCGTCGCTTCAGCCGATATCTAACGTCATCATCTCTGATGCCAATAGACCCGGCTCTAATCGATCCCTGTATCTGACTCACAAATAACCCATCCGGGTTAAAAATGAGATGCTTACAGCCACGCGGTCTCGACAAACGATCCTCCAAGACGCGATAGGCTTTCGGGATGGGACGCCAGTACTGGTAAGAATACCAAGACTGTCGTCGATTCCATCGTAGAGAGCTCTTCGCAATCGAAAGAGGCGTATGGAAGCCCGCTGACATATCCTCATACCTAGGAACCATTGGAATTCCTGGACACCAGTCCAAGAGTTGACGAATGGTCTGAGGTAGAAGGATTGGGGTTCTTGCACAGAACCTTGTAAGTTGATTCAGAACAGAGGCGCAGTCCTGCGGTGTATCGAGGGTCTTGACATAGACCCCTCGAATCATACTTCCATTGAAGAAGTCATGGCCACAAGACTCGCGGAATGGACCTTGTAGAAAGGTCTTATCACGATTAACGGAAAACCCCAGGAGGGATAAGGTAGAGATGACATCCTCGGTACAAGACCGAGGACAAATGATGTCATCGCCGAACACCCCCCAAAGTTCATCCGAACTTGCACTAGCCCTCGTCTTTCGCATCCAACCATTATAGTTGGAGCGATCGGGAGGTCTACGCCACGGTATTCCCGCGACGGTCATGCAAGATGTGACGACAGCTGAAAACAACACAGTTTGCAATGGGAAGGTATAACCATTACCCATTGTAGAGACCATGTTGAGTTTAACTGTCCCCAACCCTGGTACTTCGCTCGTTTCGCACCGTGAAAACTCCAAAGCCCTCAAAAAGGACCGCGGAAGGATCTCACGGAGCATCTGCAGCGAAATACTATCGCTAGCCGACGACAAGTCTATGGTAGACAAGCCGTCAGTTATCGATCCAAGGCGGGCAAGGGCCCGGTTCTTGAACTGCTGGTCTTGTAGGCTAATGCCAAATAGCCTCAACAACCTGCCCTCAAGTATCCGTCCGAAACCAAGCTGAAACATTGTATTCAGTGTTGGCTCGGTACAGATTGACCGGGATTCCTTATCATTCTTTGGAACGAAGCTGAGACGATTGCTTGGCACAGTTCGGGCCGGACCGTAATGGGAGTGGCGGAAGTTCTCCGCAGACTGCCATCGTGGGAAGCTCCGAATGTAGTGTGCATACCAATGGTACAAACCGATGCGACTACACGAAAGTGGAGAGGCGAAGAGTTTCGAGTAGAAACTTCCTCCCCTTGCACTTCGGTTCGCACCGGGTCCCACAGAGGCTCTGTCGAGCATGTAAGAAGGGTGGTCACAGAGTGCATATCCTCCTTCGTGCCAGAAATCATCAAGGGTCTTTCTCAAGGTCCCTAAGATGACACTGGTCTTCTCGTCAATAGACGAGGGTAGTGTCCATTCCTGGCAGCTTTTATTCACCGCTAGAAATTTATCAAGAGCCACTTGCGTTGTAGCAGGAGTCATTCCCACACTCAATTTCTTGAGAAGGGAGTTCCTAATGCTAGCGCCTGCGGCGTCTTTAATGGACGATCCATCATGGGGTGCGACCTTTTCAGGGTCGATACCTTGCGATGCAAGATCGGATTTCAAGCATAAGAGAAGTGCTTCAGATCTGTTTGCCATAAAGCGATCCCCAATATAGCCCCCGAATGGGGGGCTCCCGTCATTGAGCAGTCAGCTCAAATTAGGGAGCAACTCGTACACGCCTTCACACTGAAAAGAATGAGGGCGGAGAAGATGAAGTATCCCAATAGCCGGAAGGCTACAGGACACCCGACACGAGCGTGTCACCGAGGTCAGCACTCTCTTCCGAGAGCAAGCCGACCAGGTATGACGTGAACGCGCGGACTTCATCTGGATTGTACGAGTCCATGCCGGCGGGAATGTCGATCGTCAGTCTGGCGATCGCAATCACCGGCACACCAGCAGCAGAGAGACCGCCCTTACGGACGATCAATTTGTACTGGTTATTTGGGACGCTGCCACGGAGCCCCGAAATCGGGTTCGCAGCCGGGAGACGATTGATCGTCGCCGGCTTGTAGAACGTCGATGTAAAGGGTGAACTGGCAGAGTTCGCAGTAGCAGTGAAGCCGGTACCGCCAATTGCGGTTACGGTTTTCTGCTTGGCATTCAGCGCGGGCGCCGTGTCATCCACTTGTGTGAAGACAGGCGAAGTAAACCCGCTCTGAGCACCTCCCGTTGTCGAACTATCAGGTGACCATGTCATGGTCAACTCCTGTGAGTAAGTAAACAATGGAATAATAGCACCAACTTAGCCCCAGGCTATATACGATTGGTACCGTTGATGATCCGACCAGACGCAGCCAGAGCGGCTACGTTCAGCCATTTCTTCGACTTCATACCAGGGATCTCCCATTCCACTGAAGGAATAAGAGAGTCACCGAATGGAGTACGACGAATAGACTGACGTCGGACCTCACAACCCTCGCTTGCGGCAAGCGAACTTTCCACAACAACTTCGCGATTCGGGTTTATGGAGCCGACGAACTTAGGAACAACGGATGTCACAGCTGACACCCCTTGTTTTAGTTCGCCACGCCCCAGCCACCTGATGCTAGTCGTTGGGAAGCAGGCCGCGTCGACGATCTCCTGAACGTTAAGGAAATAATCGACGAGGAAGGAGAAGGGAATTAACTCCCAGGCCGCCGGAATGACATCCCAAGGGGTAATGCCAAACTGGTTAGCCCAGAGGGAGCTGCCCGGCACCACGGTCCAAACGGAACCATAGTACCGGACATCTGTCTGGACATAGTTTCGGACGCTGTATTCGCACTGTAACCCTATACCAGTAGTTATCAACCGTTTTGAATCGGTTGAGCTACTCCGTCTCGACGCATCAGCTTTGATAAACTGTTGCGGCGGATGGAAGGTTAAGGTCCGTGCGGCAGCCTTTGCTCCGGATTCAACATCCGAGATCAAAGGAGCAGCGCCAAACGACCACTCCAACCAAGTATCGGCCATCGCATCCTTCAGTTTCTTTCGGGAGCTGCCACGCATCTTACGTTTGCGCTTCAAGGCGCGCCGGTAAAGATCGTCTGCATAACTCCGTAGAGTCCGAAGGGGATGCTTAATAAGCTCGATCGTTTCGCGAAGCTCGCCAATAGACACTAGGCCCTGAAGGGCTCGTTGTGCCTTCAAGGCGCGCTTAACGAAGATCTGCTTAGCCGCATTGTCAGCATCATCAGCATTAAATGTGCCGGGGTCGACCGGAAGGTCGGCTAGAACCTGCACATCGCCTTCGAATGATCGGATGCTCCGGATTCCAGTGAAAATGTCCAACACGACGTGTTGGCCATGAAAACCCTGGAAACCCGAAACAGAATACTTTTCACCTTGCATTGTTGTGACGACCCCATCACCGTTTTTTAACTTAGCCTTCCAGTTGGGATCATTGTCTCCATATTCTACAACGTTCTCGACCGTAAGGTCGCCCGCAACTAGAATATTAGAGGTTTCGAACCCAGCTTCAGGCTGTTTAAAACGATATTTGAGGAAGTTCTGATAACGCTCGGTTGAAGTTTTCCGTTTCATTTGACACCGACAAGTGTAGGAGTATAAGATTCTACAATGGGAACCTAAGCAGGAGTGAGACTCGGATCATCATCCGGACTCGGAACCTGAGAAGGCTTGTAGAAATCAGACGCAGAGTCGACAACCGCCAGCCAAAAGTCCCTCGCAGTTTCAAATTGCGAGTAACCAGGGCCGTACTCATCGAAATGCTCATAAGCAATTTCGAGGAGACCACGAATCAAGGCGTTCCTGTCTTGCGACGGGGAACCTTCGATCGCCTCAGCCATCTCTCTGAGATGAATGTCGCGCTTGAAAGAAGTTGACATAAAGACTCCTACTGAAGAGAGTTAGTGTATGGACCCGATACTCAGAACATCGCTGCTGTCGCCCCAAGTAGGGGAGTCAGAATTGATGTCTCTCACATAATCAGCCATCTTATAATGAGGCATTTCTGTTCGAGAGTGCCCGCAGATCTTTCGACTGCGTTCACACATGAACAAATAGCCTACACGAATGATGGCCGTGCGTAAAACCATAGAGTCAGACCCGAACGAATCGGTATCAGACTCAGTGGCGATAACGCACTTATCGTGGGATTCTGACTTAGAGTCCAGAACACTAATATCCACGACCCCTTTGCCTAAGTGCAAAAGGACGATAGCATACCTCTGAGCTGCCCGAAGCCCTATCTCGTAAGAGACGGCAAAGGCTCCAGAAGGGTTCTTGCGAACACTTGAGGAAATCCTCTGACGTACAACCTGGTATCTTGCCAAGTTGCGTAGGACGCGGTCAAATTCAAAAGCCGTATCTTGATTTTCAAAGAGTTCGACGAATCGCATGATAAATCTCCTGTTGACTTAAGGGTTAGTGGCCGGGAGCCCCG